AGCCAACGGGTTAACCGTCTCCCAGGTCGCTTCGCTGGTAGGTAACAGTCCTGAGGTAGTCCTAAAACACTATGCCGGCTCTCAGGTCTTAGAAGTACCTGAGTTTTAGACAGGGTTGACCTAGTGTTAAGTTTTGTAAACTATAGTGACATAGTAGGTCAACCTATGCGATACTAGAATAGTAGAGATAGGAACACAGGAACAATGAGAAAAGTAGAGATCCGTTTGGTGGCTTACGAGACGATAGCCCTAGATGTGCCTAACGACTTCGATCCAGACAACCTACCCGAAGACTTCGAGCAACAGATATCGAAACGGTTGGAACGGCATAAAGAGTACCTGAAGACTGAGTGGACTTTACCGACCAACAATAAGGAGATGTTTGTAGTCGGTGAGGATGGATCTATAACCTATTAGGAACAATGAAAAAAGTCATAGTAACGTTGGTGGCGTATGACAGCGTTAGCATAGAAGTGTCTGACGACTTTGACATATCCAAAGCTTTAGACGATGAAGAGTTTATTAACAGGGTTTTATGACAAAACCACTAATAAACACCCCGACTGGGAGATATCCGATGAAGAAGATGATATCTACTTTGGTACATAGATAAACCACTAAACGCCTTAACCCTCGGATACGTCCGGGGGTTTTGTTTTGGACATTCAGCTACACGATGGACAACGGGAGATATTCACAGACCCTAGGCGGTTCCGAGTTGCCGTCATGGGTCGTAGGTACGGTAAAAGCCGACTGCTGATCTGGGAGCTGATCCTTAGAGCTTTAAGCTTTCCTGGTGAAATAGACCCGGTAAGTCCTGAAACGGTTATCGGTGCTTTACCGACCCTAGTACAGGCTAAAAAGATACTCTGGCAACCATTGGTAAGTCTGGCTGAGACATCCTTAGCACCAGTCGTTAAAAAGATAAACCGATCGGACTTCCGGATCGACTTTCACGGTAACAAGCCGTCTATTGTGATAGCCGGGGCAAATGATAGCAACGGCGATCGCCTGAGAGGTCTTAGGATATACTTTGCCGGTTGTGATGAGTACCAGGACTGGAAACCAGGCATTTTAGAAACGGTTCTTATGCCAGCTATGGCTGATACTGCCGGGTCTAGGGCGCTACTGACTGGGACGCCTAAAGGACGACTAAACCATCTTTTTAGTCTATTTGAGATGGTTAAGCAAAACCCAGCAGAGTACGCAGCTTTCAACCATCCAACCCTGACCAACCCTCTGATCAGCCGAGTAGAAGTCGAGGCTGCTAAGAAACGTCTACCACCCCGGATATTCCGCCAGGAGTACGAGGCATCTTTTGAAGACTTCCCAGGCAAGATATACACCAGTCTGGATAATGAGAACCAATATCATGAGATACTAGAGAAGGACTGGCTGACGACTGCTATCCTAGGGATAGACTGGGGTGACGTTAACCCCGCTCTGGTAGTCCTAGGTCAACTAGGTAACTCTTGGGTATATCTAGAAGGCTGGCATTCAGACACAGGTCAGCCAGTACCTCAGACGGTGTTAGATGCTGAGCTGGTTAGACTGTCTACTAAATGGGAAGTATCCGGGTCTTTTGCTGACCCTAGCCGACCGAGTAGTATTTTAGGTGTCAGGACTTTGGGTAAGCAGTATAACCTACCCGGACTAAGAAACTGTGTTGCTGGTTTTAACCGTATCTGGGAGGGTATAGCGCAGGTACATAGTCTGATAGTCCAGAACCGGCTACTATTTCTAACAGATGAACCTGAGGTTAGACGACCGGGGCTAGTAACGGGTAACGACGCCTATCTGCTGGCTGAGGCATATCATAAGACCACAAACAAAGAAGGGCAAGTCATAGAAGACGTTGCCCCCGGTCAAGATGACCATATTTTAGATGCACTGAGATATGCGCTATCTGTTAAGACAGGTTAGTAGTTCTAACCTATGTTGATATTTCTTCCATCAGTTCCATAAAACTAGAGTATGTGATAACTTTATGACTCTGCTGGGTGCCGTCTTGGTACCAGTAGACAATAATAAAGTCGTCGGTCAGTCTCACTACTGGATAGTAACCAGATAGGTTTTTATTATGTATAACATACTCTACCCCATTAGATGTGTAGTTTACGCCTGCAACTCCAAGCTCTTTTAGTCTCTGTAAACGATCACGGATCAGAAGGAAACTTTGAATAGATATCTGTTCTTCCATAGTGGCTGGTGCTGTTTCCTCCATCTTACATAGGTTAGCCTAGCTTGTCAACATAGGTCTAGTTATTCTAGAGACTATGCTACCTTTACCCCTTACAGTTACAGCTAAGAGACTGGAGCAACAGCATCCTGAGTATTTATACTATCGTGACACTTGGCAGACTATAGCCGATCTGAGAGAGGGTGCTACAGCCATCACCCGGAATGTTTTGCGCTATTGTCCAAAGCGACCGGGTGAGCCGGATGACATCTATCAGCTCAGATGTCAGAAGCTGTCTTATACCCCGGTTATGTCTAACGCTATCCGGGAGTTTGTCTCTAAGCTTGCTGGGTCTCCCCTGTTCATCTCAGGAGATAATGATGACTTCTGGCAACTCTGGCGATCGCAGACAGACGGAGCTAACTGTAGTGAGTCTGAGTTAGTCACTAAGCTTTTTAGTAGTCTGCTGTATTTTAAGAAGGCTTATGTAGGGGTAGACAGACCTCGGTTAGGAGTAGTCCCTAGGTCTCTTGCTGAGACTGAAAAGCTACCTAATAACCCCTATGCTATTTGCTATGAACCGCTAGACGTACCACACTGGGGGGATGGCTGGGTACTAACTAGGCAGCTTCGCTGGGTCAGTGAACCGTTACAGGAAGTTAAACAGGTCTGTCGGTGGACGTTCTGGACTACGGAAGAGATAGTGGCCTATGAAGCAACAGTCAGACCGCTTGGGTCAGAATGGGACACTTTGGGTCTTATTGGGGAAGTATTGACCCCTGAAGGCTGGTTCTATTTTGATAGTCCTAGGGCTATAGTACCCCTGGTTGCCCGGACAACCCACGGTCTAGGGAGATGTCCGCTAGTTGCTGCTGAGTTACCCTCAGAACTCTGGACGGCTGGAAACGTCTACCTGAAACAGTTACAACATACTCGTATAGAGTCTAGCTGGACAGAAGCCGGGGCGATCGCTGGGACTATTCAGAGGATATATACCCCGTCCCCGCCGCCGCCGATGGATGACCCCCGGTTTACCTATGAAGCCCCTGACTATTCAGAACTGGCTAAGGCTAATAACGCTCACATCCTTATAGGTGCTGGCTTCGACTTTAAGGAGTCTACGGGTCAGGCTATCGGTGCGCTAACCAGCCAGCTAGCAACTATTGAGAGTCAGATAAAAGACCTAGTATCCATGCGGTTTGCCAGTGTCTCTACTGGTGCCCTTGAACAGTCCGGAAAGTCTAAACAAGTAGACATGAGCTTACTAGAAGACGCTATGCAAGCTTACGGATCTAGGGTGCTGCAAATGTACCAAGACATCCTAGACACCGTAGCGGATATGGTTAAACTTCCTAGGGTCACTAGCTACGGCTTAAACAGCTATAGCACCGATACCTTAGACCAGATGTTAGAACAGTCTGAGATAGTGAAGACTTTACCACAGGTACCACAGCTAGCCTTAAAAGTCTGGTACTCTAAACTCGCTTCTCTTATGACTGGCACTATCAGCCCGGATGAAGAGGAAAAGCTACAAGAAGAACTAGACCAGATATTTAGTCAGCCGCTAGTGCCGGTAGTAGATGAGCCGGTCTTGACAGACTAGCTATGATCTCCAAAGCCGTACCGTATGCCGGAAAATACAGAAGGTCAGACAACGCAAGGACTAGATGAGCAACTAGAGACTCTTTTAGAGCCTATGCAAGCCGCTATCATTAGCAGTTTACAAGAATACGTGACTAGCTTAGTAACACCCTTACAGCAACGTTTAGACACTCTGGCTAAACCCCAGGAAACTTCTAAACCTGAAGAGACACCGCTAGAGGCAAGACTTAAACTTTTAGAGACAGAGCTATCACAAGCAAAAGAGAAAGAGACCCTCCGGGAAGCTGAAGCGTCTAGCAGTCGGTTTGATAAGTTGCTATCGGATACGCTAGACGGTCAGCAAGGTCTGCTCTATAAGTCAGAAGTCGCTGAACTCTTAGCAGCCCGGATCAAGTCTAAGGCTGTTGAGAAGGATGGACAATGGCTAACCAAAGACGGCAAGACTTTACAGGAAACTGTCTCAGAGTTTTTTCAGTCAGCATCAGGTAAGCACTTTTTGCCAGCTAACCACCAAGACGGCACTGGCACCCCTCAGCCTTCCGGGTCTAGGACAACTCCAACGGTCTCTCTAGACCAGCAACTGTCTGAACTGTTTTGACACTCTAGGTCTAGGTCAACATACTAGGTATACTTATAAATGGCATTAACTCCGTTAGAAGCTCTTAACAAGGTCGTAGACGATCAGATCACTGATCTACGGCTGGTAGCTGCTAAGACTCTGCAAAACCTACGCGAAGCTGGACGTATTCGGATCGTTAGACACACCCAGCTAAACCGCGACGTTGTTATCGATACGTCTACAGCAGCTTGGGAACCTATCACCCAGGATGGTGCTGAGAACGACAGTGACACAACTATTCCCGGTCTCTGGTCTTTCGGCACTCACCGCCTAAAGCATCAGTTTAAGATCAGCCGGATCGCTATCTCGGAAGCAAAAGAGAGAGCGCCAGGAGAGCTTAAGGATCTCTTTGCTGGTGAAGTGAACACCGGGCTTATCAAGATCACTAGAGACTTAAATAAGGCTATCTTCCTAGGAGATGGTACAGCGACCTATGGTAACTTCTTAGGTCTGACCAAAGTCTTAGACGATGCTTATGCTTATGCGGGTATCAGCCCAGTAACTTATCCTAGCTGGAAGGCTATCCAGACGATCGCTGGTACCAGTGGTGCCCCGGTTGCTTTCACCCGTGATATGATGCTTCAGCACGATAAGAAAGTTGCTGAGAATGAGGTGGTCTACAACTATGTGACCATGACACCAGATACAGCGATGACCTATACAAAGCTCTTTGATACCTTAGGGGGTGCTGGTGCTTTGGCGTCTATCGCAGAAGATAGCGGTGTCAAGCGTATTGAACTAGGTCATGGTGGTCGTTATTGGAACGGTATCCCGATCGTAGAAGATACGATGTGTTTACCTAATACCATCCTGACGATGAATACTAATGACGTTGAGTTGTTCACCTTTGATGCTGCTACGACCCCCGCACCTATGGCACAACCAGAGACTCAGATCGTGTCTAACAAGTCTTTAGGTGTTGCGATCAACATCGCTGAGTTACCTAGTAATAACTCAGCCGTTCGCAAGTTTGAGATGTTTGTTATTCCTCAGATGCGCGTCAAGAACCGTAAAGGTGTCCAAGCGATCCGGTATATTTCCTGATGAGTATATCTACCTACCTAGGTTATCATGACGAGACTCTAGAGCCTATCTTGGTACCAGGTAGACAGACTCTAGTAGACGCTTTGCTACTTAGACTTTCAGAGATAGACCTAGCCATAGACACAGGTACTACTGACTCTATGGCTCTAAAGGTTGGTGAGTTGTCTGTAGACTACAACCGGCACCTGATGATCTTGAAAGCTGAAGGTAGTCGCAAACTAAAAGAACTGGCTAACCTCAGTGGTCTGCCAGTTCTCTATGATAAGTATTCCGGTCGGTCAGCGATCGCCGGGGCTTCTAGTCCTTTAGTTGTCCAGAGTTATTGGTAAGGCTAGTCTTCATCCCCGTCAAAGTAGTTAAGAATAAATGTACATAGCTTGATGGATAGGGCACCAGTAGTCGCAAAGACTAGCGGATAGAGTACAGTCCAGAGAAACAAAGCCAACATCTAGGTACCTTCTAAACTATAACTCTATGTTAGCACACTAGGTTAACCTATGGGTAGACAATATAAAACGATAAACCTATACGGGAAACTCTTCGACGGCGCCAGGATAACACCGGCTATCACTAGAGCTGCCGAGACCGCTAGGGTCTTTGGTCTAACTTTGGTCAAGTCTAAGACGCCTGTCAGGACAGGAAGACTTAAGTCTGGCTGGAAGGCAAACTCTAGCGGTCATGGTATCCGGTGGTCTAACGAGACCCCATACGGTATCTTTGTGGAAATGGGTACCCGTAGAATGGCAGCTAGAAATATGCTGTCTTCATCGTTGCCAGAGATCGAAAAGAGCTTTAAAAAAGCACTGGCAAAAGAAATAGGAACTAAGCTAGCAGCCAAGATCATCGCTAAGGTTTCAGGGGACGCTGGTAGCTATGAAGCACTAACGTCAGGGACGCCGACTGGACTGATCGGAGGGTTCAAGGATAAATGAGTAGTCTGATAGAAAGACTGACAATAGTTAACGCCAGACTCCAAGCGCTACCTGATCGGCTTGGAGTTCCTTTTTATGAGGATATGGTACTGGTCAGACCGGATGGGTCTATGGAGCTAATAGCGCCTAGACCACAAGTTAAAGGTGTTACCCCTAGGGACGCTACCGGGTTCTTAGGCTCGTCAGTTGAAATATTCCCTGACGATGTCTGGCTAGTAGGTATACCCCGGACGTACTCGGAAGATGATCTGAAAAGATCCAGGTTCATACTAAAAGCCCTACCCAGTGGTGAAACGTGGGTAGGGACTAAAGCTGAGTTGATATGGCTTGATCGTAGTGATCTGCTAAGTTTCAGAGTCCTGGTCAGACCCTTCAGAGGTCGCTAACTGTTTTAGAAGCGATCGCGCTTCTTCCAGGTCTTGTAGTATCTCACCCATCTCAATATCATCGTTATACGCCATTGACTCAGCTTTAGAGATGGCATCTGCTAAGCGTTTATCTATCTCGTCTTTTGGTGCCGTCATAGATACTCTTATTTAAACTCTATGACTATGTTAACATAACCGGCTGACCTATGCGACTATCTATTTGGCGTCCGAAGCTCTTAACCTGGTTAGGGCAAAAAGTAAATGTAGACTCTTGGGGTATCCAGGTACCTGAGACGGTCGGACAGACTACTGGGTATTTACCACCGTTAAAAGATATCCATCATGACTTAGACAGTCCTCTGTCGGTCATTGGTTCAGCCGTTCAAGATATCTACATATTGCAGAGGCATAGTAGAGATACTAAATATATAGACTTACCGTTGGGAGAGTTGGAAGGTCTCTACAGTACCCTGGCGATCCGTCTTGTCCATGACTGGGAAATGATAATACCTGAGACAAGTCTAGAACCGGGTACTCAGGGACTTATAAAACTAGAACTAAATAGCTTAGATGCACCCATCAGCCTAGAAGAGTCCGGCGACGGTCTGGGAGAATGGCTAGTCAGACTTCACTGGCAACTAGCGATCCAATGGGTAGCCGATCCAGAGCTAGGCGCTGTGGTGGAACCCTATCAGCCTCAGAGTATCGGGATAAATATTAGGCGTACCTGGTTGACCGGGATGACCTCGGTTTTAGACTTCACCCTAAAGACATCTTGACGGCTTAGGCATAGCCTATATTAAACACGCTATGCCTTATTCCCTAACAGCCTATTCTGTGCCGGGTGCCTATGTAACCGAAAATACGATCGGAGTTATTCCGGCTGGGCTAGCGACCCATTCAGCAGCTTATATGCTAGGGTACTCTAACAAGTCCGGGGCACCAAAGAATAAAGCTACTTTTGTTACCAGCCCGGATGACTTTTTTAACCAGTTTGGTACATCAGCCTCTACCAACTCGGTAGCACTATTTTTTAACCAGCGATCGGGTGCCGGTCTTTGGTTTATTAACGTAGAAGCTAAAGAGACTCGGACGGTTACAGTCGATGCACCCCTAGGTGTTGGTGAGGACTATAACCTGACCTTAGACGGGTTCACTTTGACTTATGAAAGTGTTTCGGGTGATACCCCTACGTCTATCGCAACAGCACTGGTTGACCTGGTTAACACCCAGGCGTCCCATATCGTTACAGCGGTCTTAGGCTCTGCTGGTACCCTGACGCTAAGGTTTAAGACCGGGTTAGTCACTACTGGCACGTCTAACCTAGAGATCAGCACAGTATCAGCAGCACCTAGTTACCCTACAGTTACTGACGTATCCGAGGCAATGCAAGCGGCACTAGAACCTGATATGCCCCAGGGTTTTATCTGTGCCCCTGAGTTCTATCAGTCCTGGGAAAACCAAGACGATCGCATAGCTCTACAGAGTGCTATGGAGTCTTTGGTATCTGACCCCGGCTTCTACTGGATCTCAGTTGTAGACTGTGGTGAAGACGTTGCAACCCAGACGACCGGAGCGGGTGCTGTAAACTTGTCATTAGCTGAGCGTAACCTGATGGCAAGTCCTAAAGGGCATAGCGCCTATTACTTTCCCTACTGGAAAGACCTAAAGGATAACTTGGTACCGATGTCAGCCTCAGTTATCGGGGTAGCCCTAAGACGCTATCGTAATGAAGGCTTCCGGGAACCCCCGGCTGGGACGCCGTACCCTGTCTACGGGGTTAAGGATGTTAGTTTCCCAGTCACCAGCCCGGTACAGGGACAACTAAACCCTAAAGGCATTAACTGTGGTCGTAGACTTCCAGCAGGTAGAGGTCTAGTAGTCTATGGAGCGCGATCGCTGTCAACCAGCCCTTACTACCGCTTCATCACCACTAGGGTGATCATGAACGTTTTAGCCGGGTCACTCCGGGGTGCTTTTGATGAGCTTATCTTCAGTACCGTAGACGGACTAGGGGCGCTGTTTAGCCGTCTAAAACAAACCGCTACAGCTATCTTAGAGTCTATGCGGCTAGGCGGTGCTTTATACGGTGCTACCCCGGATCAGGCTTATCTGGTCATCTGCGATCAGACTAATAACTTAGCCGTCGATCTGGAGTCAGGCAAAGTCAACTTAGATATTCTGGCTAAACCCAGTCCTCTGATGGAGGTTCTGGCTATTAACCTTTTCCGAGCGTCTATCGGGACTGTCTTAGCTGAAGTCGGTGCTACTGGAGACACTAACGAGATCCAAGAGCCAGAAGCTAGTAACACACAGTCCGGGAATAGCGACCCCGTAGCTAGTTAGTTGACGGCATAGGTTGACATACTAGGTTTACATTATTGTTTAACCTATGCCTCAAAACCTACAGCCGATCAGTCAGAAACAGTTTTTAGTCAATATCCAGGGTATTCAGTCCTACTTCTCTAAGGTAACTAAGCCAAAAGAGTCTAGGGCTGAGACCACTTATAACGATGGTCAAACAGGGGAGGAATATACCCATCTGGACTTTATTAAACGTGAGAAGATCACGCTGTCTAAAGTCTTTTACCCGGCTACTGATAAGGCGCTAGTGAACTGGTGGAACGAGCGGAAGACTAAAGCTGATACGCCGTTTAACATTTCTATCCAGCCTATCGCGGCTGACACTGCTGGTAGTCCTATCTCTGGCGCTGGTACCATCATCCTAAACAACTGTTTTGTACAGTCTTTCAGCTATCCGGAAGTAGACCGCATGGGTTCAGGTATGGCAATGCTTGAGATCGAAGTAGTAGTTAACGGAGCGATCAGTTATCAATAATGACAAGAGTTAACGAGAAAGGTCAGGCGGTTGTAGAGCTTCCGATCAGTCAAAAGGTTTTGACCTTCCGGACGCCAAAAGGTAGAGACCTGAAAGCTATTGAGATGGCAGCTAAAACTGAAGAGACTAACGTTGGTGCTTTGATCCAGATGGCTAGTCTATTATCTGTAGACAGTAAAGCCCCAGAATACTTTGACGACCTAGACGCTGATGACCTACTGGAGGTGGCTAACGCTCTAGCCAGCTTTCGGGCTATCCGTAAGCTACGGGAATAGTGGCACAGTTCACTATTGTCTAGAGGGGCGGTCTTTTACCCTCTACGAACTAAAACAGGCGCTAGTTGCCTCTTCTGGAGGAAAGCTAACGCCTGTCTATGTTTCTATCTGGGATCTAGAACTCTGGGAAATAGTAGAAGCGATCGAGATCGTAGCTGAGCTAGCACCGAGCCAAGAGTCTAGTATAGATGAGAGCTTCTAGGCTCAAAGTATTCTAACTGTCTCATTTTAGTATGATGTAGTCTTTCTACAACACTGCGAAGCTCCTCAAGGATAGCTATCTCCAAGCAAATAGCATCATCCGCCACTTCAAGATACTTGGCGTTTAGCTCAAACATTCTATCCTGTGCTAAGTTTATCCCCGCTTGGTACATTTCGTTAGCTGTTGACATCGTTTTATCTCCTTACCTTCTTATATGTTAGCACACTAGGTTAACCTACGGCACTTATCCTTAAAAGCTCTAAGACTTGACGCCCCAAATACTCTGTGTAAGCTGGAGGTATAGCCTGAGATAACTCGGCTCTACTCATCCAGTCTATTCCCATAGCGTTCTGGACGTATTCCCAGGTAACACCCTTGGAGTTATAGATACCAGCGTTATGTCCTACCACGGTTACAAAACCTTTAGGTGACATCCCTTTACCATTACCCAGACACTGATCACGGTGGGGTTTATGTTCTGGTGCTACTAAGGGTAGGTTAGACTCAAAGCGTCTATGTCGGTATACCTTCAGCCCGAAAGTAGTACCACAAAGAGTTATAGGGTCATCCATCGGTGCCCCCGGTACATTTTCAATAATGTATGGTTTACCTGTAGCCTTAAGAGCTTCGCGGACTGGTGCTAAAAGATCAGGGTGCTGGTCTTTATTCTTAGTAGATACAGAGTACCGCTGACACGGTGGACTAGCGTGGATAAAGTCAAAGTGATCACCAAAAAGTTTTAGATACTCTAAGGCGTCAGCCTGGATAAACTTGTACGGATATCGGGGCTGAGGTTTGATATCTACCCCCGTGATACTGGTCACTAAACCCGATCGATAATATCCAGCAGCACAACCACCGGCACCACAAAATAGGTCTAGAACTTTCATTAGTTTATTGGCACTCTTTATACTATGTTAGCACACTAGGTTAACCGCATGGCATCTTCTAACCGGATCGAAGTAGACCTTATAGCAAATAACCTGATCAACGGGGTATTAGATGGTCTGCAAAATAAGATCGGCGCTATAGATAACCAGGTCGCCGGTGGTGCCTTCTTTGGTAGTCTTTGGGCTAACTTAGCGACATCAGCGATCAGCCTAGTAACTGATAAAGTTGGTGATCTCTTCCAGGCTTTAGATGATGCTGGACAGAAACAGACAGAGCAACTAGCGACCGCTTCAGACGTTGCTACCCAGTTAGCGGTACCACTAGACAGAGCTAAAAGTTTAGTCTTAGAAACTCAGGGGGAGATATCTAAAATAGCGGCTGCTTTACCAGGGGTAACTGCTGGCTATAACAGCGTCTTTAACTCGATAGCCCCGACGATCGCTAAGCAGTTCAAAGGGGACACTGAAGCGTTTAAGTCGGTGGCAATGGACATCACTAAACGGGTCGGTGTTTTAGCTGCTATTAGAAATGTGGATACCGGCTTTGCTGGGTCAGCTATGAACCGTTTCTTAGCTGGTACTATGACTTGGGGCGAAGCTGGCATCCAAGATATTTTCCAGAAAAACCCGATGCTTAGAGACGCTATCATGTCTCAGGCTAAAGCTATGGGTGTCAGCCTAGATAAATGGAAAACTCTAAATGACGGCGTACGTCTGACTATCGTCAGAAATGCCCTAAAAATAGCGACCCCCGATAGTCTGATCGATAGCTTTGAGGGCACCTATCAGTCAATGATAGAAGGTCTAAAAACTGACCTTTTTGATCCGTTGATCGGTGCTTTTGGTATGTTGCGGAAAGTCGATCAAGCCGGTGGCAGAAACGTCTTAGATGCTGCTACACAGCTACTCAGAGCTTTCACCAGTCTAGGGGACACGATAGGAGAAGTCGCTAAACGCTTAGGTTTTGACGACGATCCTCTAATGCCGCTATTTGCTGTCCTAGACTTTTTCTCGGACATAGTAAATAGCGCTAACTTAGTGCTGTCAGGTCACATGGACTTTAAAGGTCTGACGGATGGCTACGGGTCGTTTATAAATAACATTTACAAAAATATCTTACAAGCTATAACAGCGCTAAACCCTAGTGATATAGCTAGTGCTATTGGGTCTGGTTTTGAATACTATATAGGCTTTTTAACTAACGTACTTAGAACTATAGACTGGGTTCAAGTTGGCGAGATATTTGGGCAACTTCTAGTCAAAGGTGCATTCTTAGCCATTTCGCTATTAGCCCTAGTTTTTAAAGTAGATAAGGGTAAAATACTAGGTCTTTTCTTAGAAGGTATTCAGGCAGTTATTAAGTTATTTTTCGGTGTCCTAAGAGGTGGATGGGACACCATAGTTCAAGCTTTCGCTACTCCGGTCTCAGGGGTCGTGGATGCTATTACCGGCTTCTTCCAGAAGATAGTGGACTTTTTTAAGATGCTATGGGACAAAGCATCAGGTTTAGTGTCTTCAGTTGCTAATGCACCCGGTAACGCCGTAGCTGCTGTGATGGCACCTGTGCAAGCCGCAACTACAGCCGTATCTAATGCTATCCCTCAGCCGGTAAAGAATGCTGTCGGCGGTGCCTTAGATGCTGGTGGTAAAGCCTTAGAAGCTACCAAGGGTGCTTTAGGTGGTCTTATGGGTCAGAGTGTCCCAAATAGTCCCAAGTCATCCCCTGGTAGCCCTAACAGCCCAGAAGCGCCTAAAGTATCCCTATTTTCTCCGAGTACCACGGCTGAGCCATTGTCTAGACCTAACCTAAACCCGGTCAGCAAGCAAGTCGCATTCGGTAGCTTTAACCCTCAGATATCTGTTCAGGGGTCAGGGAATGCCGAAGAGGCTGCTAACCTGATGCTGAGAAAGCTAGGGGAGTTATACCAAGACTATCAGAGGCAACAGCTAGCATGATCAATAAAGAAGTAGCAGCTAAACTGTCAGACTTAGCGATCGCCCCGGTCTGGGCAAAGTTAGAGACCCTAGACGGTGCTGTAGCTTATAACTTCCTGGTTAACCCTGATACAGTTCAATGGGCTTACGCGGGGGAATACAGTAAGCTGGCAGTCCTGAAGACTAGACAACCGCTGACCTGGTTTAAGTCAGCATCAGCAGTCCTAAGTCTGCCTAATGTTAGGTTTTATACTCAAGGTAACTCTAAGGGACTAAAGACGGTTTTAGACATCCTAGCGGCTTTCACGTACCCTAAGACTCCGGGAAATGACCCACCGATCCTTAAGTTTAGCTATGGGAGTCTGACGCTACCCCGTGTCTATTTGTCTAGTCTTAAGTGGACTGAGAAGCAATGGCGATCGGGTATTTGCGTACAGGCTGACGGGTCTATGGAACTCCTGATCAGCCCAGAGCCGCCAAAAGTAGAAGAGGTTAAGAAAGAAGACCCGAAGGTAGCACCTTTGAAACTTACCGATCGGGAAAGGACAGAGCAACTAGGAAAGCTGACAGAGGCGCTAAAGAAGGATAAGCCACTAGCTACTAGACTAAAAGTAGACCTGGCAAAAGATAAGCTAGCCATAGCAGTAGACGGCATAGTAACAATAACAGCACCTAAGCAGAAGCCTAGGACGCTGGGTAGTATCGCTGAACTATTAAAGAAACCTAATGTCTCTAAATGAAATGTTTGCCGCGATGTCTGCTGGCGTACAGGCATCCTTAGTTATTTCTGACCTATCCGGGCGATCGCTAGGACTACAAAAAGGATCGGTGGTAGACGTGTCAGACCCTCTAGAGTCTGGCGCTATTCGGGTACTGTTACCATCTAAGCCGGGGTACCCTTCCGGCTGGTTAAAGCGTCTGGTACCTTGGCATGGTCTATCCGTCCCAGCGCCTGTTATCGGTGATACCGTCTTAGTCGGTTTTGTAGACGGCGATCAGCACGATGGCTTTTATCTGGGTATCATCCAGAACCAAATAAACCCGGCAGATGATCCTGAGAACTGGGTCTATAAGCTGGGGGACAAAGTAAGCGTAAAGCTGACCCCGGAAGATATAACGTTTACTTTAGACTCCCTAAACTTAAAGCTAGATACCCTAGGCAACGTAGAGTTAACCGGGGTATCTAGCTTTAAGTTAAATGGTAAAGAGGTTGCTGTAGTCGGTGCCGGGGTATCTAGCGGACAGGTAGTGACTAGGGGTTATTAGGTTAACCAGTTATGTCAGCCTATCAGTGGATACCCTTTACCAGTCAGTAAACTCCTGTAAGCTGATAGCGTCTTCCGGGTGTCTTGGTAGACCCTGATCGGCGTCTGGACTTGCCAGAGTAGCTTAGAACTAAACCAGTAGGCATCATTCAGAGTCTTAGAGACTAACCGGGGTCTAACTCGTAGCCGATCAACCTCTGAGACCGTAGAGAGGTATATGTAGACTGACTTAGACATCAGCCAGCAATGGTCAGGTAGGTCTAGCAGAAAGACTAGACAGGAGACGGCTAGGGTACCTAGTAGGTTAACCGTAGACTTTGTAAACCGCTGGGTTAACTCTTTTGCGATCGCCCCTATCGTTGCATCTTGGAGGCTGACAACCGACTTAGCCTGACTTCTATCTGTAGGTGTTGGCTGAGTAGCTGTAAGAATACCTGCTGAGTCTTCAGGAATAACCATGACTTCTGGAAACATGACCGACGGCAAAACCGGATCGGACGACTCAGCAGATGGTAGAGGATATTCAGTAGAAAGCTTTGTAGTCTTAGAGTTAGTGTTTTCATCGGTTAACTTTGTGGATACTTGGGACTCTATCCAGCCTTGTAGATGTTCCTTGAATACTTTCAAGGTCGTAGCAGCAAACAAACAACTACCACCGTCCCAGGCACTATAAGCACCGCGTTCTTTAATGAAGGTTAGACCGTGGGCTAGGGTTTCAGCTTCTACACTTGCGACTGTTAGGCGTGTCATCTCTTTAGTTCCTTTATGTTCCTTTCTATAACTCCATAGTATTAGGGCTAACCTAACATGTCAACCTACTTTATAAACTTTATGATCCTGGGTATAGACTATCCACTGACATATACTGACAGCGGTTCTCTGGCGATCGCTGATACCTATCCGAGACTGGTTAGGAACGCTATTCTAACAACTCTGCAAACTCTCAAAGGTGAACAGGTTTGGCGTTATGAGTTCGGTATAGATGACCATGAGCTAAAAAGTATCAACTATTTACCTGATACTCTAGCAAGCATTAGACAGGCGATGGAGCTGACGCTTAAAGACTATCCTGAAACTTCTGTAGACCTTAGCGCATCCATAGAAGATACCGGCGTTCTACGTCTTTATGTTGCCTATCAAGTTAGTGATAGTGAACCTAAGACGCTAACCTATGACTTTTGAGCAGATCCCTAAAGTTGTCCTAGACCCTAACAACGATGAAGAGTTGACACAGTTAGCCCTATCGCGTACCTACTCAGCATCAGAAGGTAAGCTGTCGGACTTTTCAGAGTCTAGCCCGTTATTCTGGTTAGTACGAGCGCAAGTCTTCTGTATAGCTGAGTTGCTATGGTACCTGAACAAACTACCGGAAGCACTAGCCCTAGAAGTCCTCAGACTTTCTGGCGTCCAGCGGTCAGCCGGCACTAAGGCAACAGGTAAGATAGTATTTTTGCTGCAGAGTCCGTTACTGACAGACTTCATTGTTAACCCCGGCTATTTCATACCGTTAAGGTCAACAGCGTCTACAGCAACCGGACAGACTGCTGGATACCTGACGACCGATCAGCTGGTCATACCGGCTGGAGGTCTTTATGGATCGGTAGCAATAGAAGCGATCGAGGTAGGTACTGCTTACAACCAGGCTGCTTTTAGTCTGACTACAGCATCCGTAGGACTTGCCTATGTCCAGAGTCTCTATAATGATGAACCGCTGACTGGAGGGACTGACCTAGAACCGCTAGAGGTAACTTTAGCTAGAGCACAGACGGCACTCAGGTCTAGGGGTGTCCTGGTATCCGCTTTAGACTTTGAAGAGTCCGCTGAGTCTCTTTTAGGTGCTGGGTCTAGAGCTACCTGTATCCCGTTACTGTCGTCCGATCGGGAGACTTATCAGGTCGGTCAAGTCCATGTTTTCTTAGTCGGTGCTGATGGTATGCCACCGTCTACTGGTACTTGTCAGAGCATCAAGTCAGAGCTACAACAGCAGTCTTTTGCAGCTTCTAGCGTCTGGGTTAGCCCGGTCTCTATGGAGCCTGTAACGGTGTCTGTAATAGCTAATGTTGAGCAAATATCCCTAGAAATAGCTAAGGACTTAGAAACAGCGATCGCTGACTACCTAAGTCCCCAGAGTTTTATACTCGGTTCTACTATAAAAGTTAAAGAAATAGAGTATCTTAGCCGGTCGGTCTTTGGAGTTACAGAAATACAGTCAGTTTTGCTGGACAACCAAGCGGTTAACCGACCTATGCCGTTACTGTATAGCCAGCCCTTCTTAGAGACTTTAGAAGTTACCCTGATACAGTCTGGCGCTTCCGAGACTTTTTACCTAGGTACTGGGGACGGCGATACCGACTAAGCATCATCGTCTAGATCATCTTGCTGATGGCTAGCCATAAAACCGTAACTCTGGGTATAGACCCGTTTGCCTAGGTTGATAAGGCTGACCCGGATCTCTTTCTGGGACTCAGCCATATCTGATAGGCTATCGGCGTTACGTTCCTGAGTCTTCTGCAAAGTCTCCAGAAGCCCAAAGTGTTTCTCTAGGGCACGACCTACAGCCTTACGACCAAATAGGTAGACGATGGCTAGTGTAACTAGGACGGCATAAGCCCCAGAGTTAATAGCACTGATAGCACCTTCCCAGGACGCTGAAGCCGGTGCGGAGGCAGGCTGAATAACAATAACTTTCTCACTTGGCGCTGCTACCATCGGTCTTATCCTTCAATAGCTTTTTGAGTTTTTGCTTAGCTTTACCTACTACGTCAGATAGTCCCAGGGTCTGAGCGTATAGCGTGATAAGTAGCTGACCTTGCACAGCCGGGTCAGTATCAGCGTACTCAGCAGCATCTAAAAGCATTTTGCTATCTTCAGGATCGATGGCTGGTACTGTTGACACTTCTAGCGATCGCCATTTCCCGTTATCCCAGATGTGGCTTCTATCCGGTGCCGGGGGCTTAACTTTGACTTTGCCAGACTTATCTATATATAGGTCGTCTAAGCCGTAGCCGTCGGGGGCGTCAATAGTAGGGAAGATGTCCACACCGGCTGTAGCGATACCAGCGATCTGTCCGTCTACTATGTAAACTTTAGCCATTGTCTTAGACTCCTATAGGACTTTCATAAGCGGTAACTAAGCGTCCAACAGTTGCATTAGTGCTACCGATACCACCACGACCACCGTTAGAGCCAGAACAGGCACCGCCTAGGGTTGGGCTAGTCGTGGCTGTGCCATCGGTACCAGTGGTTAGATCAATAGACCCTAGTAGCTCGATAACTGGACTAAAGACTACGACCTGACCACCACCACCGGCTTTACCTCTGGTCGGTACTACTCCACCGATGTTAGAAACACTGTTACCACCGTTACCAGACTTGACGGACGTAGACGAGGTACTGGTAGCGCGGACTTTAGACAGACTGATCAGAACTACTGTCCCACCACTACCGGCACTGTTGCCTGACATAGCAGCACTACCAGCATTGATAACCGGGTTAGTAGCGTTACCCCCGATCGCTGTGATGATACCGTTCTGGATAATATCGCCTGAAGCCTCTACCCAGATACCACCACCACCATCGCCAGCATCTCCCTGCGATACGCTGGTATTTGCTGCTGAGCTATAAATAAGTCCTGGGTTCCCACCAGACCCGTATGGCTGTAAAAAGAAGTTATAAGGATCTGACGGCGGTCGGTTATGTCCATTGGATGCACCAACGCCCAGACCGGATGCCATCTGTAGATACTGGACACCCAGAGATCCGTAGTAACCACCACCTCCCTGGGTAGCTGCTGTAATAACTATCGTGCCGTCTACGGTGAAAGTTTCACAGAAGACCTTTACGTATTTATTGACCGTGATAGTCACGCCACTAGGGACGTAAAAATGACGGCAAAATACCAGACCTTCTAACTTATCGTTTTGGACTGCTGTGTAGTCTGTGACCGAGTTGCCACCATGTAGCTTTATCAGTTGCGGTCTGGCTGCAATGTTTCTTAGTGCCAGCGTCCGCATATCGGTAATGCTAAAAACACTACCTGAAGCCGTTACGACTTTAGCCAGCAGACAGCTAAGAGGGGGAATGTAGAGAGCGGTCTTTAGTATCCCTAGCTGGTCATAGTAGACAAAAGAAGTCTTGTTATCTGGGCAGACAATAACGCTAGCTGTTTTGTTTTCTACGTTTTGCGTGGTTAACCGTAGGGTGCCAGCGGCAACATTTACAGCTAGACCCGTCCCAGCGGTCACTAAGAAAGCATCGGCGTAACTAGACAGCCTAGACTTTATCTGCCCAGCGGTGTCTGATAGTTCACTGTCAGCTATCTTTGCACCGTGGTTAAAATACTGAGGCTGGTCGTCAAAGACCGGGCGTTGTAGCGCAAGGTATCCAAGTGCTGGTGTCCAGTTATCTCCCTCAGCAAACGGGATATTAGGTAATAGAGTCATTTATACACCTGCAAAAATAATGATATTTCCAGCGATCGATGGCTGCATATTCTGGTGAGTAGTGCCAGACCCAGTTGATCCGGTTGTAGCGTCTGAGGTCTTTACAGTCGATCCGGCTGCTAGTGTTGCGGTACCAGCTCCACCAGTAATAAAAGTGCCACCAGCGGCTAAGGTACCGTGTGTGTGTGCTGGCATCTCAGCGGTAGATAGGGCTACTTTCTCAGCACCACCGGAACCGCCCAAGGTATTAGCCCACGGAGCAGTTACCCGGTTAGCGGCTGGTTGTAAGACGCCCATCAGGTCTAGACCCATCAGGACACGACCACGGAGATCGGGGAGTCTAAAGTCTGTGCCAGCTTCACCACTAGAGTTATAGGTGGTGCTGAGGATAGCGAAAAGTTGGCTGTAAGTTGTTCTGGATACTGTACGACCGTCACAGAGTAACCATCTGCTAGGTGCCGATGTACCGGCATAACCTGCGATAGTACCGATCGGGACTAGGGCTAGTCTTAGCTCATCTAGCTGTGCTTGCGTCCAGTTAGTAGTGGCTAGCTGGCTAGAGCGATCGCCAAAGATCGGATCGGCGTTACGGGTCGGTGTTCCTGTAAGACCAGGACTAGCCAACGGTGCCAGACCGTTAACAGTTGACTGTCTAGCTAGAGTCTCTATGATGTCCCTGATAGCTCCACGACTAGGGGCGTCTGGGGCGTTTAACCAGGCAGCTTGATCATACACTGAAGGGTTCCCAGTTATTCCAGCACCAGGTTCACCTATGGCTGCTATTAGTTGCCATCGGGCAGCGTCCAGCGGACTAATACCGCTAATGGTCAGGTAAGAAATACAGAGATAACCTGAACCCTGGAAGTTTACGATGTCCCCTAGCTGATATAGACCAGCCGGGTCGTAAGTGCCTCTGGCTCTAAAGATGTTTTGCTGTAATGATGTCCAGAAGTCCGAGCTATGGTACAGCCGTCTAACTATGGTCTGGATACCTGAGTCCATTCCGTCTCTAGCAATACCAGTCTGAGGTAATAAGTCCGCTAGCTGTACTGGGGTCGCAACGTCAGGCACCACAGCCCTGAAAGACCAGACTACAGTCTCTACTGTCTGAGTGGAGGTCACGGGAGGATCTACAGTGTCGTCAGTTACCTCTACTTCTGCAGTCGTTACGACTTCAAAAAGATAGGTGACGCGATCTTCTTCTGTATCCTCTACAGTAAAAGTTGCCTGACCGCTGACTAAGGGAACTTTAGCGGGTACAGGGATAAATGAAACATTTGTAGGCTCATCGGTTACTGTGTAGTCCAGTGATACCCTGATGAACCCAACAATAGGAACGCCTAGAGAGTCTTTTAGGTTGGCTTGTATAGTCGTCATGTTCCTATGCTGTTAAGCGTTAAACATGGGTTCACCTAAGCGACTGATACCTAGCGCAAAATATTCATAGCAGACCTGGTGCTTAACGACTGCTGGCACAAAGTTTCTAGCCGTTCGGTTAGCCTCTAACCATTCTTGCTGGCCTCTCAGGTATATCAGAGGCAACCTTATATATAAGCGCATCTTGGCAGTACCAAAAGCTGAGGACATAGCAAACGGTAAGGTAAGGTTTCCGTCTTGCCAGATGTCATAAGAGAGGTTATGGATGTCTAAGACTTTCTTTAGACACGCTAGTGTCCCGCGGTTACGCCATAGATATACATGACTTTGGTTAATAAAAGCCCGTTTTACCTCAGGACTCCATCTTGTGTCCCAAAATGTCCCAGATAGTCCCACTAGATATGCTAGGTAGTCCAGCTGATCATCTGGGCACGTTGCCGGGTCTAAGCTCAGATAAAAAGTCTCTAATAGTTGCTTGGTCTTAACCAGGTACTCATCAACCCAGACCGTTACAGCATCAGTAGGCTGAGAGTCCTTGTAGCCTTTCTCTGGTAGCCGGTTAAACAGCGGTCTACCAGCACCCCAGGCTTCAGCAGAGTCGTAGATATTCACAGCGATCTTAGATAGACACTGTGACTATGGTGTCCGGAGGACTTTAAAAGATGCCTATGGGAGTCGAACCCACTACCAGCCAAAGCTGGCAACCACCGGATGACATCAGGAATACCGACATAAGGAGGCTTACTACATCAGCTAGGGTCTAGCATGGCTGATGCTTTGGGCAGTCCTTATGTGGCGTCGTATGCTTTCAAGATAGGGAAACCGCTAGAAGGTCTCCAAGAGTTTCTTAGGCTCTGGACTATCTCGATCGCATCGACTATGTTCGCTCTTACACTATAACAACTAGGTCAACATAGTGTCAAGAGGTTGACATAGGAAGTTGACATTATTATATAGTTTGTTTAAACTAGGTGCATACACGTAAGACACGGGAACTTTATTATGATGAAACTTATCGCCAATGTTCTTACGCCTGAAGAGAACATTGTAGAGACCCTGAACAACCTTAAGAAAAACCAGATCCTAAAGCGCCTAGAGGAGTATCTGAAGGATCAAGCCAGCGGTAACTATAATATAGCGATCGCTTTAGCGTGTGAACTGACGCTTCCGTTTGAGGATGACGAGCTGACCGCTAAGGACTATATCACTCTAGGCGAATGGTTAGATGAGAAAAACATAGAGCTGACTTTGGCAGATAAGCAGCGTCTAGCTAACCTGATAGCTGATAAGTACCTAGCTGAGTTTGGTAAGAAGCC